TGGGTGGCTTTGCTTTGCCTTATACATAACATCAACTCAATAGACTTCATATCATCCAGATTAATAGAATGGGGCAATCGTTGCCCTAATGATGATAGATTATATCTTACATTAGTTAGACATGATAATATTGAACATGATATATTATCAGCTACATTCATTACTTATTTCCGACACGAATTCGTAGATATCGGAAGCCCTAATTACATCGGAGTGTGGATGATTAAGCGACGTCCAAATTATGTCGATATTGTTGATAAATAATTTTTTTTTATATAAAGAATAAATATTATTACTTTTGCTGAATCTATGCAAACTAATAGATAAAACGAAAGAAATTGAATGTTAATATATTCACCAAATTAGGTCGTGCAATTGATGCCTTTAAAGGCCTTAATTCCGCTTCTATGATACCAACTGGATTAAATCCGCTTGAACTTAACGACCTGTTAGATGGTTCAATCGGAAATAATCTACTGTTAGGGGATAACTACACTTATCAATTTAAAACTAAGGATGAGATACATAAGGCATTAGAGCTGTGTCCACCATTGGCTTATGTTATCTTAAAGAAAGCCCTTGCAATAAACACAGGGCGAATATATCTAAGGGGTCAGGGTAGCGGTCCTGATATAACAACTGGTCCAATGATGAAGTACATGGACCTTTTAGGACGGCCTAACTACATCCAAAGCGAAGAGGTTTTTCACCTACAAAACATTGTTCAGTCCAGCATATACGGTTATTCTATTTGCAAGATAGTTAAACCCGTCGCAGCGGATGAATTGGCATTGTTAGGTGCGCCTTCAGTTGGGGAGGTTTGGGCATTGCCGGGCGAATACACATCAGTTGAATGGGTTCAAAAACCTAATTATAATGCAATATTTTCAGGCGCAACGAAGATAACAGATTTAGTAAAAAAGGTATATTTCGACGGCATCGAGATACCCAAGGATGATTTGTTTATAATCCGTGACCCTTATTATTATCGTAATCTGATTATACCTGAATCACGAATTGTAACGGCAGCGCAAGTTGTCAACAATCTAATGACTAACTATTCAGGAAGAGGAAAATTGATGGATCGTCCAGCAGGTATAATTAGTGCCGACCCTGCAACTGCCAACACGGGAGCAATGCCAGCAAACACGGCAGACATTGAAGCAATTCAAAAGAGATTAAATGGCCGTTATGGTGCGAGGGAGTCGAAGTCAATGGTAATGGCTGTTAAGTCAGCGTTGAAATGGCAAGCCTTGAGTTTTTCCATGTCCGAGATGCAATATGATACGATGGAGAAGCAAGATACAATTACGCTATCCGAATTATACGGTTATCCACCTGCATTATTGGGCATGAGCAACAATCAGACATTCAACAATATACGAGAAGCGGGCAAGCGTTTATATACTAATACAGCTATCCCTGAAGGCGAATATTACGTCTCACAATTAACTGAAGGGATAGTTAGCGATTCAGATTCCGTTGAATATGCGATAGATTTTAGCCATGTCCCTGAACTACAAGCAGATAAAAAGGAATCATCTGACGTGCGCAAGAACTCGACAATACCTGTTTTGCAGCAGCTTGTATCTGGTATTATCACATACGGACAAGCCATGATATTACTTGAATCAACAGCACAAACAACGGAAGGAGATAGGATGTTTTGGGAACTATCCGAGCCGATACAAACCGGTGTGTTGCAAGCATTAAAAATACAGACCAATGACCAAGAAACTAACGGACAAGGAAATCAAACAGATAATCAAGGACAAAACTCAAATAGTTAAGTCAGGCAAAATTGTAAATAAATGATCCCACAATTCGAAAATAAAACAGACCGATTGAATTGGCTTAGAGAGAATAAGTCATTATTGCTCCACTCTAAAAAGTCAGAATTAAAATATGCAGATGCAGTAAATTATGTAAACATTGATAATGTCGCAAAAGATGATGCGCAAAAGGAATCAGGCATTATTGAAACTGCAAACACGAACATAATAGTTAGGTCTGTAATCAACACGACTAACTTAATGGACTCGCATTATGACGTTCACATTAAGGGATTATGGAAAAAAAGCCTGAATGAATCAAAAAGCCTGTATCTGTTACAGGAACATCAAATGAAATTCGATAAGGTTATCAGCGATCAGGTTAAGGCATACACGCAAAATATATCTTGGTCAAATTTAGGGTATAATTTTGAAGGAAAGACAGAAGCTCTTGTGTTTGATTCCGTATTAGACCCGAATCGTAATCCATTCATGTTTGAACAATACAGTAACGGTTATGTAAAGAATCACAGCGTCGGGATGCGTTACGTTAAAATAATGATGGCAGTTGATTCAGAAGAGAAGTGGTGGAAGGATGAAAAAATAACATGGGATAAATATTACAATGAAATTGCCAATAAAGAATCAGCCGATGAGATGGGGTTCTTTTTTGCCGTAACGGAGGCAAAGGTAATTGAAGGGTCAGCCGTATTGGTAGGCTCAAATCAAGCTACACCAACAATTAGCATAACAGAAGCCGGGCAAAAGTCCACTTCTTCACAAATATCAGATGAGCCGTCATTAGACACTCTGAGCAAAATCAAACAAATCAAATTTTTCTAACAAACAAAAAAAACACAAATGAAATATTCACCAATTTACAAAACACAAGCAGATGCTGAAAAGGCAGAACAAGAGTTTGAGTTAAGCATCAAAGACCAATCAGAAGAGACAAAAGAAGTAGCACGTGCCACACGCAAGGCTACATTGGAAGTATTGAGCGAAGCATCTAAAAACTTAGCAACAACTGAAGAGTTAAATGCTGAGTTACAGAAGTTGCGCGATGAAAATAAAGACCAGCAAAAGTTAATCAATGACATATTGATTAAACATGGGGCTGCAATTCAGCGGGCATCAAATCCATTAGCTCCTACGCAGGCGCAAAAGATGACAATCGCAAAAGCGTTTGACGAAAAGATGAACGAAATTAAATCGTTCTTAAACAGCCCAAATGAGGGTCAGACATTGACTGTGTTCAATAACAAATCTGCTGTAAATATGACTACGGTCAATTCAGTAGATAATACGGCATTGAATGATGATGTGATTGAAAACTTCCGAATTGATGGAATGGTTAAACAGCGCCAAGGTCGTCAATACATATTCGATATTGCAGACCGCACTACATCACAGAGCGTTGCCGAGTTCATTGTATGGGATGAAGAAGCGGATCCAGAGGGTGCGTTTGCGCTTGTATCTGAAAACGGTTTAAAGCCATTAACTTCTTACTCTTTGGTTAAAAAACAAAGCCAAGTTAAAAAGATAGCAGGTAAAAAAGTTGTATCAACTGAATTTGAAACATTCCGTCAGCGTTTGAGTCGTTATGTAAGTGAGTTGTTCAATGATAAGTTACTTCGCGACTATCAAACGCAATTAACAACTGAATTGGTTGCATTGGCTGCGTCTTACACCGGTACATCATTGGATGGCACAATATCAAATCCGACTGACTTTCACGCAATTGGCGCAGTTGCTGCACAGATTGAAAGCCTGAACTTCAGCCCTGATGTATTAATCATCAATCCACAAGATAAATGGCGTATTGCCTTGACAACAAACGAGGCCGGTGATTTTCATATCGCTACTTTGCCAATAACAGGCGCAAATGGTCAGGTTCAGATGATGTCATTCTTAACCGTTACTACGACTGAAATCGCAGCAGGTACAGCTATCTTGGGCGAAAGCAAGTTGTTTAAAATCGAGGACACGCCAGTGAATTTAAAATTGACTTACGGATTAACTACAACATCTGCAGGTGGTAACATCACCAGCGCTGAATTTGATAGCGATTATAACCGTATGCGTTTAATCGGGGAAATGTTCTATCACAGCTACATGGCATCAGTTCATACAGGGTCATTCGTTGAATTCGAATTTGAAACCGTTAAGGCAGCCCTTTCAACACCGTAATTTTTAAACCAATAAATATAGATTACAATGGCAGAGTTACAGAAAATCAAACCAAAGGACCCGGTACAATTCCGATTTGCTGATGGTAAAACAAAAACCGTTCATTCCGCCCTTGCAGCTAAATTAGCTGCAATGGGTAAGGGGGAATTGGCGACTGAGAAAAAAGCGGTGAAATCAGAAGAGAAAACGGAAACTAAAATTAAATAACAAAAACACACAAAAAAGAAATGAGAAAATTAATCATCCTGCTTGCCTTAACCATGGGCTTCATGGCTTGTCAGGAAAAGGAATCAAAAGCCCAAACAGGTAGCATTACATTGTTTTCAAGCGATAATAACGCAACAGACACATTGACAAATGCAGGTACTGTCAATCTAACAAGCACATCAATTGCAAAGTTGACTAATAATGCAGTCGTAACAATTGATTTGAAAGTTACCAACATCTCGGGAACATCTACATTCAGAGCAATCTTGCAGAGTTCAATGGATGGTGTTACTTGGAGCAATCATTACGTTGTAGCCGGTACTGATGGTATTCACTGCGATACATTACAAGTAACATCTGGTGCGCCTGCTTACTTTAAATTTGACATTGCACGTAATGTAGTGCGATATACATCAACAGGTACAGCTATCAATACTAATACGCCTTATGTTCGATTTTTTCGTTTGCAATGTGTGGGAAGTGGAACACAATCAACAATCGTAGCTGCTAAACTTTACATCCGTCGCGAGGACTAATACTTGATTTATGGCATTGGCAATAACATCATATTTGAATTTCGTTGGTGATATAAACATTCCCAACATTGGCATTGGCGACCCGAACAGGTCATATCTTGATACAATGATTGAACGGCACGAATCGCAGTTCCTATCAGATGTATTAGGCTATGAATTAACAAAGTTGCTTATAACCGATCAGGACGTTCCAACACCACCAATCGGGATTTACTATGATTTGTTGCACGGTAAAGAGTTTACAGATACATTAGGAAGGCTTAACAAGTGGGAAGGATTCCTGAGCGTTGTATATAACCCAATTGCATATTATGTTTATTACATGACGCAGCAGGATTCCTTCTCTACTACCTCAGGAATTGGGGAGGTTAGACCGAAGAGTGAAAATTCAGACATACATACACCTCATGATAAGATGGTAAGAGCATGGAATACAATGGTAGATATTAATTCAGTGTTGCATGACTTCTTAACGGTGAACATTGAGGACTATCCATCATACGAGGGAGTAAGAGGGCCACGTGACTTATCATGGGGCAATCGTAAGTACTTCACTAAAACCAATTTATTAGGCATCTAATGGCAAGAAGCTATCAATATGAACCATATCTAATCCCGAATATTTTTCGGGATATAGTCGAAACCGTTAGTAATAATCTTTCGTCAGATAATGACTTGAACATTCCACAAGTTTCGTTTAAACATGGTTCATGGTTGAAGATACAAGCACAATTGATAGAGGAATCGAAATCAGATAGTCATAAAAACATCCGATTCCCATTGATTGCAATGATTCACAGGTATAAGGAGGGCTACGAAAGCAATGATGACGAATTCACAGCAGATTTCATAATCTTCGCAAGACGCGATAAAACAGCAAGAGTTAAGGAATCTTATGATGGAAACTTTCCTAATGTGTTGAATCCAATATATGCAGAATTCAGGCAAGTTGTTTGCGATTCGTCTTATTTCAGGGGCTATAATCATGCGAAGCAATTTCCGAAAATGGACATAGTAGATGCAGGTGAGGCTTCGCAATATGGCAATGTAAGATATGAGATACCTGAACATCTTGACGCTATTGTTATTAAGGACTTATCAATGACCGTAATAAATCCGAGCTGTAGCATTATACAAGCCTGCGCTCATGATTACGATGTATTACAACTTAATTACATAGCAGGTCTTGATATATCTGGCAATAACTCAGCTTCATTGAACATTATCAATTCAGAGCATATAGCCATTGGATTAACACCTTCATATACATTAACGATAACAGGGAGTGCAGGGGTTATGATAACACAGCCATTCACGGTTGGTACTGCTTATTCGTTTGATATAAGTTCATATCCTACTGGTGTTTATGTTGGCAAGATAACTTCTTCTTCTACTGCTGAATGTGAATTCTGTTTTACCGTTATGGGTGGTTTAGTTCGGGCGTTTACAAAGGTAATTAAGACAACTCTTGACTTAGATTTAGGTTGTCCGAATTGGCCAGAATATCCATCCGACATAACACATTCAATAGACGGAGGCGGACAATTGAAATTGACAGGTTTTGAAGGTGAAGCTATAACCCCTGATTCTATTTATTCGGGGATTAAGAATTATAGTATTGACGCTGAGTACCTTGCATCTGAGATTACACAATTAGTTACCGTTACCATGACAAATAATCAAGAGAACACAACAACAATTCAAAAAATATTCATTAAAATTCAAAAACAATACTAAAATATGGCACAAACATTAGTGGGCGTAATTGATTGCACTACCGGAGTTTTGAACACCGGAGTAACTAAATGCCCATTTGATCCGAAAAACTTTGAGGGCGTAATATTAGTTCCAGCTGGGACTTCTTATACGCAATCTCAAATATTAGACTTTCAAAACACATTAATCGGTCAGATTGAAAACGATAGCACTTCATTACGAGCCTATCCGATTCAGCGCTTCGATGGCATGGAAAATATCAGTTCTGAGGCTACATATCGTGACAGACCTTATGGGCAGCGCTATAAGATACGCGACGGCCAATACGGATTCAAGTTCATGTACACTGAGGGTGGCATGGGATTACACTCAAAGTTGAAATCATTCGAAGGGAAACACGATCAATTCGATGTTTTATTCGTTGACCGAAAAAACAGAGGATTCATGGGCTGGACATCAGATGGTATCAACTTAAAGGGATTTACTATGTCAATGGTTGACGTTCACAACGTAACTTTTGATGACGGTTCTAATGGCACGGAATATGCGGTTAGCCTTTTCCTTGACGATGCAGACCAAATAAACAAGAATGCAAGATTGCTTCAAGTAGCTGCAGGTGTTGACGTCATTCGTGACTTCAAAGGCTTATATGACATTGAACCAATCATTCACAGCGGTACTATGACATCCGTAGGAGTCGGCACATATCGTTTCACAATTGGTGGCGGTTCAACTGACTTATATGCTGATTATGCAGGAATCATTGATACTGCTGCATTATGGACTGCAAGAAACAATGAAACAGGCGCAGCCATTACCATAAGCACGGTATCAAGTGCGGTAACTAATGGCATTGGTTTGATTACCATTGACCTTGATAGTGCCGATACTGATTTCCCTTCTGCTGCAGGCGATCTGATTGAACTCACATTCGGCCCTACATCAGCAATTAAAGCTGCAGGTATGGTCGGATTTGCTGCGTGCACATTCACCGTTGCAAGAGCTTAATTTCATTAACCTAAAAAACATATAGAACAATGGAAAAGAGCATTAAATACGAAGGGTTCAGTTTCAATACCGAGTGGATTTCAGGCTTCAAAACAGAGGCCGAATTCATTGCACATCCAAAAAATAAGTCACGTTGGAAGCAAAACAATGAGGCTAAATTGAAGGAATTGTATGCAATGGTAAATGGAAAACCTGAAAAGGTCAAAGTAGAACAAAAAGAGAAATAAAAAATATATCAGGGGCCGTAACCCCTGATATTCTCTTATCAAATGGCAACGATTGAAGATGTAACTAAATCATGGGCAAGTCTTAACTTCATAGATGAGGTCTTAAGTACGATGTCTGATATGTCGAGAGAATTGGCAGACCAAAACAGACTGCAATTAAAAAAAGGTCAAACGGCTAAAGGGGGGAAGTTTAATGAATACGCAAGTGATACATACGCTTCAATGAAAAATAGAATGAATCCATTACCTGGGTTCGGTAACCCTGACTTGTTTTTAACTGGCAAATTTGCATCTGAAATAAGACTAATTGTAAGTTTAAGCGAGGGTGATATGGGGTCAACTGATACTAAGGAATCGAAGTTAGAATCAATGTATGGAGCAGATAACATATTCGGGCTAAATGATGAGTCACTTGGTGAGGTCAAAAATGATTTTGCAAATAAATTAGTAGACAATATCAAGGCGAATATTGGTATATGATTGTTGAAAAGTCGATTGATTGTGAGCCATGCAGACGTAAGCGGTCAGAATTGATGGCGAAATTAAACATGAGACGTAATGAAGTGAAAAAGCTGGCAAGGGGTCAGCAAATAACCTACGCTATATGGTATGACAACGAAGATAAAAAAATCTACTCCGCCCCAATTAATGAAGCCCGAAATAGAGGCGCAACCGATTTTGAAATTATATCGAAATATTGACGAATTGCCGTTTAATATATTTCTTGATTGCCAATGTGATGGCAACTTACAAGGGCTTGTCATTGAAGGTAATGCCACAATGGATGAATTGGCGAAGGTGTGGGAAAGCTTAGGTAAAGATTTCGTTAGCAGGTTCGATGAAAGGGCAGCAAAAGAAAAGATAAGCAAGGTAATTGATGCAGCTATTTACGAAAATAAAATTCGAAGCATCGAGGCGATTATAGAAGTAGCTTCTATATTACCATCAGAAGATATTTTTAACCTGCTATACACTTACAACTATCCACTACCTATTATGAAGTATAGCGAGGATGGTATGGCTAAGTTATTACGAATATTTATAGGATATTACAAGCTTGATAGAACATCATACAGCCTCATTGAATCTGAATTAGTAGAGGAAAAGACAGCACCAGAAAAGTCAGCCAATCGCAAACAATTCATTGACTTGTTGACAGAGATGGCATTGGGGTTTAAATCACCTGTAATGATGCCAAATCAGATAACAGCGGGTCAATTTTGCTCAATGGTTAATCAGTATCGCAATTATATTAAACAATTAAACGAAAGCAAAACACGACAATGAACCTAACTCAATTTATATTTGTATTTTTATCGGGATTTATCACTGGTGTATTATCATTAATGGCATTAAGGGTAATCTTGTTTAGGCTTAATAATATGGCAGAAAAAGTAAAAGATGAGCAATAAAATATTTGGTTCTGATATAGTTGATGCCTCCGCTTCATCGGATGTTAAGAAGTTGCAAGATGAATTGAAAGGTTTGTTAAATACGTTTATACAAACAGCCGGAGCGGTTGACTTGATGCGTAAGGCTTTGAGCAATGCAAGCGGTATAGGTACTGTATCGGATGAATTAGGCAAGAATACCAAAGCATTGGATGAGATGCAGCGAGTTAAAAATCAAATACTTGCCCTTGAAAAACAAATAGCTGTAATGAATAGCAATGAGTATAAACAACTCATTGCACTTCGTGAGGAGCGCAACAAGAACAATCAACAACTAAGGGAAGAAGCTAAGGCTGTTTTAAATGCAAGTGACGCTTATAAGAGATTAGAATCTGAGTATCAGAATGCAGCACGTGAGGCGAAGAACTTGGGAGCTGAATTAGGGACAAATAGTAAGCAATTCCAAGATGCAGCAAATAAGGCTAATTTATTACATGAGAAGTTAAAAACAATTGATGCCGGAATGGGAGTCCATACTCGCAACGTCGGTAACTATGCAAGTGCTACGAACTCGCTCAGTCAGGTGTTGAGAGAAATGCCTGCGTTTACTTTTTCAGTTCTAACAGGTATTTTAGGTATATCAAACAATTTACCTATCCTACTCGATCAATTTAGGGCGGTACGGATTGAAACAGGGAGTACATCACAAGCACTAAAGATTTTTGCAGGCAGCATATTGTCTTTCCCAAATTTATTTACAATTGCCATTGGATTGATTACGATATTTTCTGACAAAATATTCGAGACCGGGAAGGCAGCAAACGAAGCAGCTGAGGATATCAAAACAGCTGGAGATGCTTTACAATCTGCATATAATTCAACGGAGTTCAAGGATGCATTAACCAACGTAACAGAATTACGCACCCGAATAGATTTAGCGAAAAAAGGCTTTGCCGATAAGGAAGAAACCGTTAAATTTTATAACGAAACCATCGGTAAAACAACGGGCTTAGTCAAAGATTTGGACGAAGCAGAAACCGCATTGGTTAAGAATTCAGACCAATATCTTAAAATGATTCTTTACCGTGCAGCAGCAAATTTGGCACTGGAAGCCGCTGCAAACAAAGCGGTTGAGGCTGAGCAGGCAAGGCTAAAGGGTCTTGAACAAATAGACCCTGAAAAGGGACAATATGGGGGGTTTTGGGAGGATATTAAACATTTGGCATCTGGTGACGGCAAAAGCATGGCAGAGGCAGCGGTTGACAATGTAAACAAGATGGTTGGCGGTATTCAGGCAGAGGGTAAAAAACTTGAGGACATTGGAAAGCAATTCCTGAAGGATTCCCTTTCTATTGCTAATACGATGAACTTTAATTTTAATGATGACAATAAACCTGAAAAGGATAAGAAAGATAAAAAAGATAAAAAGCCAGAAAATAGAATTGATGATATAAAACAGCAATTCGAAAACGAAAAAAACTTACTTGAGCAACAATTAAATGACCAAACAATATCATACACAAATTATTATTTAAAATTAGATGACTTAGCTACAAAATACAGGCAAAACAGAAAAGGATTAAAAGATAAGGAGTTAGACGATGAAATAGCATTTAATACTAAATTGTCAGAAATACAAGCAGAATCACACAAGAAAATATTAGAATTATTAGCCAATGAAAGTTTTGAAGCTGCAAAGGCAGGTGCTGGTAAAGTAAATAATAGTAAAAAAACAGAAAAAGATATAACTGATAACATAGGTAAGCATACTAATATTCGCTTGGAATTTTGGAGGAGCTTATTTGAGTATGTTGCAAAAAAACAAGAAGAAAAAAAAGAAAATCAATTAAAAACATTAGAACAAATCAATGGCATAACATCAGATTTTACTGCTGCAACAGCTAATATTTTCGACATCCAGCACGCTAAAGAAATGGCGCAAATAGATGAAAAAGAAAAAGCAAATCAGGCATATTATGACGAAGAAGAAGAAAGAATTAAAATTCAATTCACAAATAAAGCACAACGTGAAAGGGAATTAGCTAAACTTGAAGCAGAGAGAGCAGCACAAGAAAAAGCAATTGAGCGTGAACGTATTAGGGCTAATAGAAGAAGAGCGCAACAACAAAAGTCGCTTGACATTGCAAATATAATTACAACAACATCATTGGCGGTAATGGGCGCTCTATCAAGAGTTAAGACAGATGGGCCGACGGCATACATTCAAGCTGCTGCAATAGGCATAAAAGGTGCTTCTGAAATTGCAAAGGCAATAGCAACACCGATTCCGGAATACAAGGAAGGTACAGGCCCTGAAGGTCACAAGGGAGGGTTGGCGGTCATTGGTGACGGTGGTGTTCCTGAATATGTTGAGGAGCCGGGCAAGAAAGGTTATTGGTCAAAACCATTTGCACATATCGTTGACCTACCAGCAAAAACAAAGGTAACACCACCAGAGCAATTGCTTAAAAACGTAATGGACAATGCAATGACTAATTTAGGGCGAAAAAATATTCCAGTCAACGCAATGAACTATCAAGAACAACTAATTAGCGAATTCGAATCAATGACCGCTGAATTGAAGGCTACTAAGGAAATATTGAAACGGCAACGACTTGAGAGCAACATACATATTGACTTCAATCATGAATTATGGGTAAACAATAACATCAGATAAATGGCCACAGCTAAACCATATAGATTTGCATTAAAGCAAGGACCGACCGATTATTTTTACATCGACCCTATACTTGGCACGGTAGCTACGCAGAATACGCCTATTTATCTCGATAATGCGCCAAAAAATTGGCAATCAGTAGCCATTGAAATGAAGCGAGGTTGGGATTATAATGCCTTATTTCGGTTGTTTAGTAACAATTACGAATTTGTAAAAGACGCAGCTATAATCTTGCGTTGGTGTTTTTATTTAAATCAAGGACCTGATTCAAGGGAGATATTTTTTCAAGTCGAAAAATTTAACTATGACAAATCTGTGTGGGATTACGAACCATTCATTGAAGAGGAGTTAGACTTGTCAGCTAATAATGTGAAGGACACTGATGATACATTTATATGCAAGATGGCTGAAGGGGGTTTTTTTAATAAGTTAAACTCACGGGCGCAATCAACACATGAGATAGATTTAATTAATCACCCCGATAGAGTATGGGTTAAGATGGATGGCATTTACCTAAATGCCATAGTCGGATGGACATCTTTAGTAGAATCATTTACACAAGCATTTACAGCTATTTATTTGCCAAAGCTATTTTATTACGATACAGAAGGCGTAAATAATACATTAATAGCAATGACGGTTGACCAAACAACGTCACAATCGCTAATGGTTAAGAATCCAGCTGGGGGGTCAGGCGATACGGATATAACTATTAAAACTAAATTCAGCTTTGATGTATTAATGGACCCGGGCAATACATCTAACGGTGAATTACAATTTAGGTATAGATATGTTGATTTGTCAGGCCCTACATTTGTCGGTACTGAATTGTTACTATCATTGCCGGGGCTTATACCGGGAAGCACTACACCTGTTTTGATAAACGATACAAGGACTGTTACATTACTTGATAATCACGCCCTTGAGCTTCAAATATACGTTGATGATGGATCAGGTGGCGGGGGTACTAACAATTACCAAATAAACACACTTGCAGGTTGCAAAGTAGATATTAGCTTTAAAAACAGAGCCGAAGCAACATATATTCCCGCATTAAGGCCAGCTAAAGTGTTTGAAGAGTTGATTGATTACATAACAGATGGTGATAGTGGGGTTTCATCTTCATTATTAACAACAACGCATAATGACAAGGTAATCACAGGCGGTGATGGATTGAGGTTGTTAGAAAATAGCAAGCTGAAAATAAATTTTGAAGATTTTTATCAGTTTATTGATAATCAGTTTTTTTCATGCCTATATTATGATAGAATTAATGATGAAGCAGTAATAGAGGCTCGAGATTTCGCATACGACACGGCAAGTGTAATAGCTACACTACCGACGGTTAAAAACTTTCAATGCTTACCACTTACTGAACGATTATTTACAAGGATAAAGGCAGGGTTTAAGGAGTACACATACGACGATGTCAACGGGAAATATGAATTTAATCAATCAACAGAGTACACATCTGTAATGATTAAGACAAAAAACGAACTCGACATCAGCAGCGTTATTAGATGTGATATTACAGGGATGGAATATACACGATTGAATTTAACGGGCAAAGAAAGTACAGATTCAGACACTGATAATGAATGCTTTTGTATTCATATTGAAAGTGCGCCAGCGGGTGTAATACCGGCAGGAGTAACGGGAGCAGGTGAAGATTATTATGAAGTTTATAGAACCACGATTAACTTAACGCCCGGTGCATCTTATTTTAAAATAAGTAATTTTGATGATCCGGAAACGCTATTTAATTTGTTTTTTTCAGCTAAGAGGCAATTAGCCAGATATGGGGGTTATATATCAGGCATTAATTATTTAAGAGATAATGATTCTATACAATTCAATTCATCAACAAAAAATAATAGCAACGGAACGAAGTTAAAGACAGAAGAAGGTTCGCCAGTTGTTACAATTGATGAGGCTTTGAGCGAGTTTATTGGAACATATAACCCGCCTTTATTCTTCCCATATCTATTTAAATTTGATTGTGCTGAACCAACTAACTTTTTTAGTATATTAAGCGGTCAAATACCAACAGGAGTAATCCGTTTTTACTACAAGGGAACATTATACGAAGGATTCCCGCTTGACATTAAAACAAAACCGCATGACTTGGATGTACAAGAATTTTTATTACTTGCATCTCCTAATTGTGATTTATCAAAGCTGACGTACAGATGATAGGTTTAATATACAATACGGCAATTGCATATCATTCGATATGTTTTACCAGCACCCCAAGTATAGCTGTATGTATTTTGCTTTGCAAATATAGCAGCGTAATCGGAAGTCATCTTGCCGGGGTAGAATGGGGCAGAATACTCGCCCGTTCTTGTGTCAATATGGTTGCATTCGTAATTGAATTTCTTTTTACACGCCCCAAACACCAAGGCCAGACCAGCAACCAAAATAATCTTTTTCATAATTTTTATTTTTCACAAATATATACACATAATCAATGCCCGTAGATATATTTAACATACCGCAACTTAACCCGACGAAGTTCTATCAGTTATCTGATGTCTTTAGTTTGGCAAATAGTGGTCATTCCTATAAGATATTTAATCCAAACATTAATCAGAAGCATATTGATTTGGATTTCATGGCAAGAAACATTCCTTCTTATTTTGAAAAAACACAATATTTTCAACCTTATCAAACAGGTGACGTATTAAGCGCACAATGGACAGGCGTTCCGGCATATACATCGCCATTTTTATACACATATCGAGTTCATATTGCCAAATGCACAGGGGAGATAATTAAAACAGTTATCTGCTCAAATAGAACGCCCGTATTATCAACAGGGGCGCAAATATGGTATTATAATGTTCCATTATGGGATGTGCCTGAGGGGAAATATGTAGTTCTGATTGAAAAAATTAATAATTCCGTATCACCTCAATTCATTGTAATCAGCGAAGGAATTGATATTAAACATCATCATCCTGATACGGTACAGATACAATATACGCATAACAAAAACGCCTATGGTATGTTCTTTCAAGATTTTCAGATGTTTACATTACGCATTCATGCGCATCTTGATTTAATGCCAGAGGCTGAAATAAACGTATATGATGACCAAACGAAAAACCTAACATTATTAAGCGGTACGCCATATCGGAATTGGAAACTAACAATTGCAACAAATGGAAAGGACATCCCTCCATATCTTGCAGATATAATCAATAGAGCTACATTATGCGATGCATTATATATAAACGATATACGCATGACACGAACAGAGGGGTCTAAGATTGAGATTGACACGGTAGAGAAACGACCATTAATGGAGGTTAGTCTTGAATTCAGGGAGTATAACAATGATGTTGACCTTGTTGTGCCTGAGTTCCCATATGTCTATATGATGGATGCCCCGACATCTGAATATTTTTACATACACGACATAACAGTTGGAACTTCAACGCCATTTCAAGTCAGAACATACTTTCATGGCGTTAAAAACTTTATAGATTATCTAAATACGGTTTATATAAACACCATGCAATTCAAATTTGTATTATTTGGATTAAACGGGCAAAACCAAATTGTATTACAAACAAGTGACCAAAGCACCTATACTATATTTAGCACGGGATTTGCTTCGATTTTATGCCTTCAGGGTTGGTTATATATGCGGGTCAATGTATCTACATCTGCAGGCGGTTCTATATCACTTTCATCTTCTTTTACGAGTCAATATGCTGTTTTTTGGAGGGGAAGGCAAACAGCTCCGACAATTGGGTCAGCAAGTTCAATCACCTTAACCCATGGTTACCTGCAGAATCAATATGATACTTTTTTATTTGTTGATGATGCAGAAGGCATTGATTTGACAGGTATGACAGCTAACGTAGATATAATTGGTGGCCAATTGCCTCGAAGTACCAATGTTTTTTATGCCAATGGAATCGGGGTTAAATCTATGAGTCGTAATATGTTTGACCGAATTAACAATCAAACATTAGTAGACCTTGCACTGAGTGGTAATAATTTTTCATCCGCTGAAATTAATAAAATTTTATCATACCTTTGGGAGTCGGTTTCAGCATTGGATTCAGGAACTTCAATAGATTTATCGGGTCAAATACCCGCAGCCCCTCCGCTTGCAAGTGGTGGTGTTCAGACTTTCATTAACACTATTAATAACATTGCAGTAATAACAACAGACTAATGAGCCTACTAAACGTATCAACATGGAAGCGAAAGTTAGGACAAGTCCTGACATTTGCCGACCTTGACCAAACACCAGACGGCCCGGCATCTAAGGCTTATGTTGATGCCAATTCCGGAGGCGGTGGCGGTGTTTCCGATGGCAACAAAGGCGATATAACCGTATCAGGTAGCGGTTCGGTTTGGAAGTTGAATAAAAATGCAATGAGAATCATAATGGCTATAAACGCATCATAATATGTACTTGCAAAATCCTGAAAAACTACAGATACTTTTAACCGCTTCGGTCACAACATCGCAGCTGACATTCGTTTGCTCATATCATGTTGTCTCGGAAAACGGAATGGAACTCCCGCAGGTATCAATTAACGGTTCTACTAATAACACAACCGCAGTAGATATAACGCCCGCAGCGGGTTCGTCAAAAACAATTCAGGTAACTAACCTCACAATTTATAATTCAGACACAACATCGAAGACGGTAATCATACGCAAAAACGTAAGTGCAAATAACTATGTAATTGTGAAGGTGAC